GATTCTGTAGAGTTCGTTTTAATCTCACTTAATACTGTATTAATCTCTTCTTTTGTTAGGTATGTGACTTTATGCTCAGTTCTGATTTTAGGTCTATTAGTTTTTTCCATAGGGTTTTCGGTAATATAATCAAAGTCCTTTAAAAACTGGAAGAATGTCTTTAAAGATGTCCACCTAGCTGCACAAATATCGTCTCCGGTTCTTACTACAGTCCCATTAACTTCTCTGCGGCGAAGAGAAGTTATATATTGATTAACTTTGGTTGCCTTCACATTTGTATAAAATTTATTGTTTGGTTTATTGTTTGTGACATAGTTCATAAAATCTACATTATGATTAATATAGTTATTCAATGTAGTATATGTTTTACCATCAGCAACTAGAGCATTATAAAATTCTGTAAAAATTGAGGGTAAATTATTCAATTTTGCCATCATTTTCTTTTCTGCTTTTAGTTCTCTTTCAAGTCTTCCATTCATAATATGACCTCCTTAGTTCTTTTTGAATGTAGAGCTATACCAAACAATTGTAGCAAAAATCCATATTAAAATTCTTTCGTTAAAAATTATCGCCAACAACATAATAATTATATACCAAATTGTTTTCATAACCATTTCATCTGTCCAATAAAACTCTTCGGTTGTTTTAATTGGAAGATTTTTATTTTCATCGATAACAATGGAAACAATGTTTTTTGTGAAATTTCCAAGATGGCACATATAGATATTATTGTCATCCCTAAAATATTCATGTCTACCATCACTATACATATAATTAACTACCGCATTATTTAAAACAATTTCCTTTTCATTTAATATACATTTTCCATTATACAACACTTTTGTTTTAGAATTATATACTTTGTTTTTGTATGCGAATCCTAAAATTTTAGTATTTTTATTCATATAAATGTTAGACATAATATCACCTCACTTCTTTGTCCAATAATTTCCAACAATTCCGTCAAGTGAATACCAAGTATCCCATACCTTCCCGTGGCTAATCATTACCATATGATGTGCTCCAACATGAGCAATCGCCTTACCTTTAAACAATGGTGCCCATTCATAAGCCTTATATTTTGTTCCATTTGACTTTTTAGGTTGTTTATGTTTTACCCATCCATTTTCTTTAAGATATTTAGTATATAAATCAGGATCATCAATCATACGCTTATGCTTAAGAGCAAACATTGTCAAATCTAACACCACATCGTCCCACTCTCTGCCTGTAACTCCACAAATAGATCGAATCACACAATCATTAGTATTATTTCCATGCGGATTTGCATTAAAATACTGAAATACACCAGGATTCTTATCAATGGTTTTTAAAATTTCTTGCATAATACATTCCTCCTCAAAATATTAATGTTGTGCTTTGATATTGTTTACATAATTTTCGAGATCCATTTTCTTTTGCTTTTTCTTTTGTTTTAAAACATCTCTTTGATGCCAATATTGATGTGCTTCATTTTTTTGCAAATGTAAACATTGCTTTCCAAGACAATTTTTTGTTTTCATTTGCTTGACTGTCAAATAACACTTATGACATTTACAATATCCAACTACATTATCTGAATAAGTATTATACAAACACAACTTCATATTGCATTTCTCCTTTTCATGATGAATTATATCATATTAATTTTGTGTTGTCAAGTCAATTTATATAGCGATTTGTTGGCGTTTTTCAAATGCGGCTTTATATGGAGCAAACGCTTCCATTTCATTATAATTCATTTCTTTTAGAATGTTTTGACGCTCTTCTTCTGAAATAATTCTTGTAACTCGAATGCGATCTGCTATAACCCAGAGTCGATTTCCGCTTTCTCTAAAATTATAAAAACCTCCATTCGGTAGCCGATCCGTGAAACATTTCTTCGGAAGTTTTTCTACTATTGGTGTATAGTCAATATCTGCTACATATTCTACCTCGCACCAAACTCTTTTAAATTTCTTTCCTCTTTGGGATTTGTAAGTTCCGTCCATAGACATGAGCCACGGAGCACTCGGCATTTGTGTTCCTAGGTGCCATCCGGGGCGGTGTGCAAAGCCTGGATGATGTTCTACAACTTCTGCCATAATCCACTCGTTCATTGGAGTTTCATTGTTTTTGCCGATAAATAAAGGGAATAATTTTCCGTCACACCGCATCTCAAATAACTTAAATCCAGTTTTAATTGTCATTTTCATCAAACTCCTTCCAAATTCTTTTCGTTTCAATTTCGTATTCTGCGACTTCCTTTTTATATTTGCACTCTCCTTCATACATACAATATCCATTATCATCATATCCATCTGCACATCGACAAGGTTCCCACAATGTACATTTATGAGGTAAATGTGTTTTATGTGCACTAGGAATATATCCAATATAGGAGTAATAGCACTCATCATATGCCTTATAGTGCTCACACGCCCCATTCTTTTCATAAAACTGGTTTTTCTTGCTGTCATAATAATGAACGGCTAAATCAAAAGTATTTTCAGAATATGCTCTGTACAACACCATAGGGCAATCAACCTTAGGCCACGTATTAGGATCATCATGCTTGTACAACTTCCAATTCATATTAATTCTCCTTTGCCCACTTTCGTGCATCGTTTAACTTATCAAAACTTGCTACTATATCTCCATTACCATGTTCTAAGCAAACATCGTATAGGATTTTACTACCAAACACCTTTCCGTTATTCCAGATTGTTTGCTCTTTGACCTTTACAACACCATATTCTCCAATTTTTTCTATGATTTCTGAGTTAACCACTTTTCTTTCCATGTTTATTCCTCCTTATCTAATAAATGTAATTTCATCGTCTTTTATCAATACAGAACACAGCTCGGCTGCGTTGCTTCCACCATCTGAATGTATGTAAAAGTAATGAAAATTAATTACCACATAATCATCGTGCCAATAAATTCCCCAACTACCAATCGTAACTTCCTTAAATGCATACTTAATAACACCACATAAATCACGAATATTTTCGTTATCATGTAATTCATAGGAAATTCTCTTGGTCCAATCTTGCTTTTCTTCAAGTTTTAAATGCACTTTGTGTTTAAGTTTCTGAGAAAGCAGTCCATTTAACGCTATCAGATTTCTTTCCAAAACTTCTCTTTGTGCAACAATATCATTTTTATAACTCATATTACCACTCCTCCACATCCCATTTAATCCACAAATCATATTCTTCGCTAAAACATTTTATTATATATTCTTCCAAACACATTGCTTCAGCTTCTTCCGTTTCAAAGAAAACCCACTCGTTATAATATCTATCCAAATCCTCCATGATTTCTGTTTCTAAATGTCTATACTTTGTAGGAACAGTAAAAACCAAAGTTCTTTCATAGCATTCACATTCAAATCTAATTTCCATATTATTTACCTCCTCTAATTTCTTCTGCAACTTCATATAATTTCTGCTTAGACATATTTACTGTTTCTACAGCCTTATACATTTCTGTACCTAGATAGCACTCATACAAAACATCAGCATCATCTCTAGAAAGTAAGTTTGTATAAAACTTCACAGTTCTTTCATGCTTTTCATATCTGTCAATTCTTTCATCAAGCCACTTTTTAATGCTATCTCCGTCTTCTTTCAAATCTCCGTAAACATAATCTACTAAATGACTATGCACTAACGCTTCACAATCAAATAATTCATTTACATCTTCGAAGTCATCAACAATTACATTAAACTCTTCTGTTACTGGACCAATGGAGTAGCAAATGCCACTCCTTGATACATATTCCATTCCCCATTTGTGTTTAATTAATTTGCTTTCCATAACATTACCTCCTTAAATTTCATATGCGGATAAGCTCCAGGCATAACCCATCTCATAATAATATCCGTATTTCTCAAACAATTTTAAAAATTCACTTTCAAGTCTAACCCACCCAGGCACATAACCATTGAGTACATAATTCAATTCTCCCTCAAAGCTCATACTTAATGTGTCTGGATTGGCATACTCAAAATAGTCAAGAGGATTTCTATTTTCATATTCATAAAGATCCTCAGCAATCTTTTTACCTTTCTCGCCACCCCATGTGGAAGAGGAAGACCAGGCTTTGTCGTTAAAGTAGATGATGTTATCTCCCCACAATTCGTGCTGTACGCACCAATCATAAATATCTTTTGCTAACAGCTCCATGTTGTTTTTCATATAAAATCACTCCTTAATTAATTTTGTGTTGTTTATTTTAATTTTTCATTTACATAAAATTCTGTATCCTTATGGTAACAAATTTGGCATTTCATGCAAGACTTGGCACCACAGTTAATATCTATATTGTTCTCTGTAATAAATTCTTTGTCATATACAGTAAAGAGATGATCCACAAACCAATATTTCTCCTTTTCAAGTTCCATTTGTTTATTCAACAACGGACAACTTACTACAACACTCAAATTGTCTGGCTTTTTAACTCTATTCTTATTAAACACTTCATCAAGAAGCCAAATGTTCTTCGTCCACAAACCAAATTTAGTAAAAGGATTACGTTCACAAATCAAAAGGTAATTTCCCAGATGCGTTACATTGTACAAATCACCAAAGCTTTCAAACCTAAATAGTTGTGCATTTGTAACAGGAATTTCTCTATCTTTAAGTAGATGTGTAGTTAAGATTTCAAAATTCCCAGAAAGTCTTTCTTTCAGAGCTTTTCTCATCTTCATATATGTTGCAGCATAGCACTTCGAACATATGCTGTCCCCATTTTTCATTCTTTCGATACAGAAAGGATTATTAAGACAAGATGTTCCGATGCTATTAATCCCTTCCATCTTTCCTGTGTGGTCAGTCATCCATAAAATTCCGTTCATTGACATATAAATCACTTTCCTTTCATTAATTTTGTATTGTCTTGTTATTTTTCATTTGTGGTGGTTTTTAAATTTCAATCTTCATCGTATTCATCCTCCTTAATTTATATATCTTTCAAGCATATTCCAAAGCTCGTCTTCATCATTTAAGTTAATATCTTCAAAATTAATATCATCTACGAGATCAGATATTAATTCATTATCGGAAAGAACCTCTTCCTTTGTGGTTTCAAAAGGCCAATCCTCTTCGTCAACAGATTCAATAAAGTAAACTATCGATTCTCTAATGTTTAATACATACATGTCACGATAGATTTCATATACTTCATTGGTGGTGAGGCTGATGACCTCACCGTTGTCTCTTACAAAATCGATTCCATTTGTATTGTGTTTGATTCTCATTGACATCTCCTCCTATTATTCATTAATATATTTGCTTAAAAGGGCTGTAATTTCTTCTTCCAAATCACCGTAGGTGCATCCATAAAGACAAGCTTCGCCATCTGCACCAGTTCGGTCATCGTCTGGAACCATAACTCCCTTTTTGTCAAGCGTATCCTCAAAGATATCGAGGATCATAATGGCAAGTCCGCGAGGCTTGCCTAAGTCTTCAAATAATGTTTCTGCCCAAGTTTTCATTTACTTTACATCCTCCTTAACACTATGAGATTCTAATGTGTAATCTTCTTCTTGTGCTTTTACATATGCATCTACCAACGGTTTGTACAAAATCTCTGCACACTTTGCATAAAATAGCCTGTCTCTTTCCCGTTTTCCCATTTGCTTGTGCTTGGGAGGCAATTCTCCCTTTGCTGCTGCAATTGCCGTAGGATTATGTTTGTGCTGTCCCATTTACATTACCTCCATTAATCAAAGTAGGATTTACTACTATACTTTGTTTTCCAACTATCTTCACGTGCTTTTTTAGTATATTTATGAGTCGCTTTTAAGATTTCATCAACCTCATACACAAGCCTATCTCTACAATAACATCCTTCTCTACTTTTTGAGAAGCAATGTTCTAAGATGCGATAAGTAAATACTTTTTCGTCATTAATATAAACATCGTATCGAATGTAGGAATAGCCTTCTGTTAATTTAACAACTCTAACATTAAATGTTTTGCCTTTATACTGAATTTTGATATCGTTTTTATCGTTGTATAAATCTTGATAGATCCGAATGTCATCCAACATATTGTGAAATTTCCGTTTTGCTGGAAGACAATCTTCACTGCTGAAAAACGCCGTTAACACCACTAAAACAATGGGAATAATCATTATACACACAAATTCCATTTACATTACCTCCTTATAATACCAATTGACCACATTCGTCAAACCATTCTGGATTTCTCTCTGAAAGTCTGTCATTATAGTTATCGAGATTATTATTATCACAGTCTTCAATTGATACCTCTATAATCTCTAAATCTTTCTGTGGAACCAAATACGGATAATATTCATTTAAATCATCAATACATCCCTGGCATAAACAGATTTTATATTTTGGTTTCATTTACATTACCTCCGTCCATCCATTTCGTCTAATAATTGCTCTCATGTTTTCTCTTCCAACTACATTCATACTATGAATTCTGATAGGATAGTTACGACCAGTTTTTTCGAGCCAGTCTAAAAGACGAATATAATCTCCTCCGTCTTTTGCATAATCTCCTGCATCGTGGTCGCAATCTATTACTTCAATTTCAATTGGGTCATATTTCCTATTGCTCTGTGTATATGACGGCCATCTATTAGGGTCTTCACAAAACTCAATTATTTCCTTTGCTTCGTTTACACTTTTACACCATTGGTATCCCTCTGGTGCAGGTCTTACATCATCAATCCAAAGTTTCACACTTCTTCTCTCCTTTCGTTATTGTCAACAATATCATCGAACCACCTTGCACCGTAGTTTAGCTTAAACATAGGATTATAGAAGTTAGGAATAGACACGAATGTTAAGTCACTCGGATAAGCATTACTTCCCTTTAATCCATAGGAGTTATTCATTAACTCACCATTGTAGGTATAAAATACACATTCCTCTTCTTTATATCCATTTTCTCTAATTGCATCTTCGATAGCTGTCAGATTTTCCTCATTGTCACTCATGCCCTCCCATGTGAAACAAGAAGTTTCATACAGGTTGTCTAGTTCCTTTCTAGTTGTTAATTTGATTACTTTCATATTGATTACCTCCTTAAGATTTTTGTTTTATTTGTAAGTGTTCAACTGGAACACTCCACTCTTCTCCATTACGAGTTAATAATTTTGCATTGCCATTTTTATAATATTCTCCAGTAAATAATCCGTCTTTCTTCTTGTCTTCAACATTGTTGATACACCATTCATATCGCTTGCCTTGTATGAGCGTCATCTTATACCCCTCCGTTAAAATCACTCTTTTATGTGGTCTGCCCACATACTTCTGACAACTTAATCCAATACTTTACATCCTTACTACCAAAACTTCCGTTATGGTATTTACGGATAGTGTAGTGTGGTTTCCAAATCCATCCACCAATGTCAAGCACATAACCGATTCTGTATACCAAATAAAATTCGTTTTGTTCTGGGTCATCAAGCGTCCATTGTTCAAATGACGGAATTGTGTCAAAATTTATCAGCTCAAGCATATTGCTTCTATATTTACGAGCCTTCAAAGATTGTTGTTTCATAAATTTACTCCGTTAAAATCGTCATTTTAATTTGCTTCTTCAACTACTTCTACATCAGTAATGTCACAATACCACTCGCCATCACCTTTAGTACCGCTATCCCATTTAACAACAATATCATCTTCGTAAACCTTTATTACAGTTCCCAAAGTTCCAATAGGCGGATAGTAACCAAGTTCCTTTTCTTCTTCGCTATCAATATGTATATAACGCACTCTAGTATCTACTTTCATTTTTTATCCTCCCTATAAAATTATCCTTTTAACAGTTAAATATCTTCTTCGACTTCATACCACTCAATGCGGTTTACATCCATAGTACAAACAAATACTTCACCATGTTCATACTCTTCTTCTTCCATCCACTTTTCCACTCTTGCCTTTGCCTTAAATGCCTTTTCTTCAGTATCGAAAATACCTGCAACTTCAACACCATAGTCAGTATCGTAAGTATCACGAATTGCCGTTACCATATACATCATAATATTTCCTCCCTATAAAATTACATTTTTATCGTCTTAATATTTCATAGATACTTCAATTGTATCCACTTTATCAGTGATATCTTCTCCACAAATAACATTACCCTTTTCCTTATATAAAATTCCACGAACAATGTTTAATGACATTCCATTTCCCAAATCAAATAAACCAAAACAATCTACTTTCGGTTCAACCGTAATTTGACTTCCATCTTTAAAATTAACTGTCACCACATGTTTCATTTACAAATCCTCCTTTACTTTTCTGTTACAAGCGTAAGACAAACTTCTTCACACCCATAGTCTTCTTCATCACATACGATCTTCTTAACATACTTTGCAAGAAGTTTAACAGGAATAAAACATTGCTTTACAGATACAATGCTAGATACAAAACCACTATCAACCACATTAATGTTGTAGTCGTTTTCCTTATCCATGCGAAGCACATAGAAAAGTTCATTTACGGTTTTCTTTTCACTTTTTGCAATCATGGGGTGCTCGTTGTACATAGCCAGGAGTTTCTTTTGGAATTCACTGTTAGTCATATTGATTTTTCCTTTCTCCCCGTATAGCCTAGGTAGGTCAGCTATTAATTTTGTGCTATTAAGTTTTACCAGCTAGAGCAATAATAAATCATCTGAGTTTCAAAGTCTGTTGTTTCGAGAACTTGAGTAATAATGTCAATTGTATGTTCAATATCTTGCACATAATACTCATCATAATCAGTACCGCCAAAGAAGAATCCACTTGAAGTGGGCAACAATTCTTTTGCGACAGACGGGTCAATAATTCTCTTTCCCATTTCCATATTATTAACCCACTCACCATTGATTAAAGTGGCCCCGTTTTTAACTAGGCCCAGAATCATGTGAGAACTGTTATACACTCTTTCACAAATATCAAGAAGTTCTTCTAAATCTTCTCTTGTAACTTCACGGTGATAATCACAATCATCAATACCATCCTGAATATTTTCAACAAACCAATTATGAATTTGATTTGCCTTTCTCCAATAACCTACTTCATCACAAATGTGATAATGACCATACTTATGCTCCGTATCCCAATCAGCATATTTCTTTTCGTAGAACTTAGAATAGAAATCGATATACTCATTTGTAGGAATGTTCTTGATTCCGCACCATTCTTCAAATGTACAATTTGCGTATTCAGAACCTTCCTCTTTACTTCTAACCCAAGATAGATAACTCTCAACTGCATTTACATCTTTTGCAGTTGCATCCTTATATCTAGGCATTCTTTCTAAATACATATCAAGCCCTATGATAACGCATCTCCCTTCAATTTAATCGTTGATTTCAATTTGGTAGCTCAACATTGTATTCATACATTCTTGTGTAATATTCTTGCATAAATACAATTCCATATATTAAACTTCCTCGTTGTCGCCGACCCATAATTCATTTCTCCTTTCTGTTATTAAATCTCAAAATCCCAATCAAAACCACCTCTGGATATATACCCACCGGCAGTCCACTCTTTATCTGTGATTGAAATTTCAAGCTCTCTTTCGGCTTCCTCTTTGGTTTCAAATTCGTCTAAATCATATTCATACCAATCAGCAGTTTCATCAACTTGCACTTCACCATTTCTTACTCAGAAGAATAAATTTCAATATCAAGCTGTAATCTCTTGGACTCCAGTGGAATTGTGGTTCCTTTAAAGTTGACAGTATTACGATGTTCTTTTCGGACGTTACGGTAATATCCGTCTTCGAACATACATGATGCAACACTCCATGCACAATATCCGTTGATGATTACTTGATAAACACCACGACCAACTTTTTCAATTTCATCATAATCAGCTTCGAACACCCTAAAGAAATGTCTATCGAAACTGAATTGCATTGTATTATAGTCGTAATCCGCCTCGATAACTTTGATAAACTCCTCGATGTTGTCTTTCTTTCCCTTTACACACATTGAATAATCACAATAGTTTGGCATAATTATTTACCTCCCTTAATATCGTTAATATCAATTTCTAAACCAACCCTGAAATCATCAAGGCTACGATATATTTTAGTTTCATGTTTTGTAAAATCATCGTCCTTGTAGAAACCATATTTCTTCTTTCCATCTTTAATTAGCTTGGAAAGCTTAGTGCAAACAACCTCGTTGGGCAGTCCAACAATTTCTTTATTTAAATACAAACCAAACGCATGGTATCCATCTGTCACAAGAAGTAAACCAGCATATCCGTTTTTGATGGCACTCTTAAACATCTTTTCGTCTTCGTGCATAACCATCAAATCTCCAAACATTATGTCAAGAGAGTAATCAATGGTATATGTGCTGCCATCACCTCTGGAATATGTTTTTTCTTTATCCCTATTGAGCATCTTTACTTTTTCTTCGAGTTTTCTGACTCTATACGGCTCGTCAAGATAATATGCGTCTGGGCCACCCCAAGAGTCTTGTGACCACCATCCGATTTTCTTGTTTCCAAGGTACACATTTCCTTGGTATAGGGGTTCACCCTCATGGCCCCTAAACTCCTTGATCGCTTTTACTGTAATTCCGTTAATACTTGCCATAGTTATTTACCTCCTTGCATTAAAGTCTGAAGTTATTGATGACCTCGGACAGTTCTTTTTGTTCTTCGAGTCTTTTCTGATTTGCCTGATTACATTTATCGATTGCATAAGGGATCATTCTGCTGATTGAATCTTTTAGACCACTCCAATGTTCAACAATGAAAGGAAGTCTGTTTATGCTAACATCATTGATGTGATATTCATTTTCATTGAAATATGCACATATATACTCAGACTCATAATAGAAGCTACTTCCGTCTATCATTAATCGAGCATTGTATGTCTTTCCATCAATCACAGTATCATGAAATTGGAGTCTAAATCTTCCATGATACATACATGCAGAAGATTGAAATCTATTTTCTTTATAGATGCCTGAGCCAAACACAGGCTTAAGCGTTTCATGGATATATTCAGCAATCTGTTCAATAATGCTTTCTCCCTTTATTTTGATGCATTTTCTATTTGCTTCTAGTGTCGTTTCTGTGATTTCTTTTACTTTCATGGCTGCTTTGGCAAGTTCCGTATAATCTACGACACCCTCCATTCTAGCCTGTTCTTCTGTGTCTGCCTCATAATCATGAAAATGTTCATCGCAATACATGCAGTAGAATGTGTACTTTGTGTTATCAGAGAAGTTCAACGCTCTTCTACAATTTGGACATAAATAAATTTTCTTTTTCATAGCAAATTCCTCCTAGCGTTAATTTTGTGTTGTTAGGGAGTTTGCACTCCCTTGTTTAACTTTATTGTATCGCTTGCTGGTTAAAATCACCAGCATTTTCTTAGGCAATCCTAATAAGCCCACCGAATCTCGGTTTCACTCTAATTAAGCCGATTTCAGAGAACTCTGGAACATCATGGTTGTATACATATGCGTATACATATCCATCTTTCAAATCTGTAACATCTGATTTCCATTCGTCTTCATAGTCAGACACATAAAGGAACGAATCCAACTTGCCGAACTCTGTATAGGAAGTTGTGGCAAAGTAAACAAGAGCATGATACTCTTCTTCAAAATCTCTTACAACTTTCCTTTGTTCTTCAGTTAGCCAATAGTTTGCTCCAAGAGGTGACTCACTATAGCTTATCAAACCCTCTTGTTCAAATTGTCTTATAATTTCTGCATCTATGTCTAACACCTCCATTCTTTTTATTGCTTCTTTCTTTTTGTCTACTCTTGATACATTCATATTTATACCTCCTTAAATTTTAGAAATTAAACCAACCAATCATCACCTACAACCTCACCAAGTTCATTGATAACGACGCAATTTGAATGAGCCAATCTAGATGCGCCAATTTCACCATCGATTCTATCTCCACAATAGGGGCAGATTCTATTATGGCCGATGTTGATAACATTCAGCATAGAGTCAGATCGCTCTTTCGGATATGTCACATTACATTGGCTAAAGTTAAGATAATCTTTGTAATGCACACCATAAGATGCAGTGTTATTACTACAATCTTTGTTTCTCTTCACCCATACATTATTAGACAGTCCCATCAAATCTGTCAGCTCATTCTGTACGATTTTTCTAAACTCGGCGTACAGATCAGTTGCACCATCATTCCCTTGAGGATAAATTCTACCCTGAACAAGAATGTCATTTCCGTAATGGAACATATTTCTGTAAATTTTACCTTCCTCAACATTAGTCGGAATTTTATCATGTACATATGTGATGAACGAAGTCTTATCCAACATATAAGACATTGTGCCACCGCAATAAGCACCTGAGTAACTACTGGGCATATTTCTTGTATTATTTTTGTCAATCGTATGGCAACTTGCCCAGTTTACACCAAAGCTCATGGTTAAATAGTCTAACGGATTCACGCTGATGAAAAATTTCAGTTTCCGTTTGAGTCCAGAAACTAAATCTGCATATCGTGCATAAAGCTTGTTATACTCTGGCAATTTATCAACTCCATAATGGGCACAAATCCGATTAAATGCACGACTTGTCTTCATACCTTCGACAAACGATGCATTAATGTTGTACTGTTGAATTTTTTCAACAGTTTCTGGCTGCAAAGTGGACTGATAATTATATGCAAATCCATTCTCAACAATATTGGAAAATATTCTATGTTCTAGATTGGATGCCGTTGTGCTACCGTCTGCATAGAAATTATCTTTAGCTTGACAATTCGATTCTAACTTATCTCTTACCGACTTGTCAAATAACTTTCGTACATGGAGTTTTGTAAATCCTATCCGAGTGTAATCATCAAGGCTTTTCCCATGTTCATCAACATATTTCAAAATTGCCTTACGAGAATCTACTATTGTGGGGAAGTCGTTGCATAAATAATACACATCATCTCTGTTAGAAGTTCGCTCAAGCTCAACATCGATGACGATACGCATATCACCTACATAATTTTTAGAGGTAATAATCATATCAATAAGGCCCTGTTTATTGGTGAAATATGTATCCAAAACGGCACACACACCAAATTCCGTATTTCGATGGTTGTACTTGCTCAACAAAGCCATCATGTCATCAACGAGCTTGTCTGTGTCACAATAGTGACCCCACTTTTCTTTCAGTTCTGCCTTCAACATAATTATTTACCTCCATTTTAGTTATACAGTTCTGCAATCTTACGCTTGATATATTCTTTGGTTTTTGTTGGGACATTATATACCGTATCTTCAAACGGTATATAATTATATCCATCTGAAATAAAGATCTTATCGTATCTCTTGGAGTAAAACACTCTATATTCCTCTTCGTGATACGAAACATTGAAATAATCCACAATGCCAAGTTTATTAACAAAGGCAATGATTTTATTTCTTCCTTTAAGTTGATAGGATGTATAGTTTGTCAATATACGTCTCTGCTTATAACCTACATCAATAATCCTATCTACCATAGCCATGTAGTCGAAAATGCCAGGATATTCCATGAATACATCCTTAAAGGGAACAAATTGTGCATCGGCACATGCTCTCAATGCACAATTTCTCTTTGCCTCAGCTGAACCGATTTCAAGTGTTCCCCAATACTGACGGTATTTACAGCCAAGTCCAACTTTTTCTTCTCTTTTTCTGATATATGTGCCGTCTTTTTTCATGATAATTTTTGAACCAATCTCAGTATTTGAATTGATTCTTAAATAACCACATTTCAAACAAGCATCTGGCTCAGCATGTCTGTTTTTATGTGCCTCAAGTATCTTTAGGTCATTCTTGAGAAATACACCACAAGCTTGACACACGACATGATTTTTTCTGTTGTCGTTTACAACAGAAACAACACTCGGATAATAGACCTCGTTATTGCCTACAACAAATTTAGTTCCGTTATACTTCGCCGTTTTCCACACATACTGTTCTTCGCCCCATGTTCTCAGTAAGATTTGCATTTGTTAGTCCTCCATGTTAGTCAATTTTTCATTTGCCTTGCTTAGTACAATTTTTCATACATGATATCAATGATGTCATTGTATGATTTGCCTGGGTAATCCATACAGAACTTGCCAATAGCCTCAGCCTCAGACACAGCCATCGTATCATACCATTCTGTAGTTCCCTTTTCGTCAAGGTACTCAATTACCCAATATGCTTCTTCATACTTATCCACCTCCTGCTCAAATCCATTATTCCAAAAACCGTTAATATACCCTTGATTTCCATAGCCATATCCATAAGCACCACCGTAGAACCCACGATTGTTATAGTTTCGGTAGTAGTTTTGGTATTCCATTTCTACATACTCAAATTTGTCCTTTTCCGTTGTACGCTCAAGGATTCTACATGCCGCATTGATGCTTGCCAACATTTCCGTTACGACAACATATTCTTGTGTAGTATGGGCATTGTAATATCCACAAGATAGATTTACAGCGGCACACTTCAAGAACGGAGCAACAACGGAAATATCTGAAAAACTACCATATGCAGTTCTGTAAAACTCTTCGGTAATGAAATCTTCAAATTCTTCATTGTCACACTCATAGAACACGGCATCGTTTTTACCTCTACGATCGAATTCAATTGCATAGTTGAATTCTAGTTCTTTTGCCAAATCTGTTTTGATGAACTTATTTGCTCCAACACCTCCAATCTCTTCGTCCTCACAGAATAGAACGGAGCAATTAAATCTCTTGATGACTTCGAGCACCATGAAGACACCACAACGGTCATCGCCACCAATGCCTTGTGGGCTTGACATTCTTCCTGTTTCGGCGTCACATAGGATTAGTGTAGGAAGGTGCTTGTGAACTGTGTCAAGATGAGCAAGAAGTAACACAGGGAATGTGCCCTGTGCATATACATAGCCATCCCCCATATATACCTTTTCATGAGTTTTGCTCAATTCCCTTACCACATGAGCCTTTAAGTCTTTTTGGGACATTCTACAAATGTTTTCAAATGTTTTGTTCATAATTTATTTCCCCTTTCTGTTTTAGAAAACTTATTCTTCATCTTCGTCATAGTCTTCTTTGTCTTGCTCAACTCTGTCGTTGTAGCAGCTGTTACAAAGCATTAAGTAATCATCATATTCCCTTATATCATCATTTGGGAAATATTCACCACAATCCTCACAGCATGTATAGTATTTGTCAGCACAGTCGTCACAAACATATCTGTCTTCACACTCAATCCACACCATGTTATTTTCGTGTACATATTCATCACAGATGTCACAGTGCACATACCAATCTCTTAGACAGCTATCGCATACATATCTGTCTTCGCTTGGAATATATGTGCCTTCTCCAAGGTGATATTCATAGCAACGACCACACCAACTTACACAATCATGACAGTAGCACTCATCTCCAATCCAAACCTCATCATCTCTGTCAACCCACTCACCACAGTTTGCACATCTGTAACCAGTCTTGCAGTGATTAATATTTTCAGCTTCGCTATGTCTTTCACCACACTCGATGCAAATCGGATCAGCACCAACATTCATGTAGTTGTTGTTTTCAGTTCCCTTAATGTAAGACACATTGCAATTTCTGTACATTTCATAGTCACGGTAGTGAGTACCATGAGAACGAACACAGTTAGTTGCAGGGTAGTTATCTTTCTTAAGCACCCATAAGTTAGGGAACTCAAAGATAATAGACATGATTTGTTGCACGATGTTTCTGTATGGAACATATGCATCTCCGTTACCATCGTTGTCTTGTGGATATAATCTCGCTTGCACAAGTTTGTCTTCACCATAGTGGAACATTTGACGGTTAATTTTCGGTTGAGTCCAATACTCGTTTCCGTCATAAGAAGCATCTACTGTATAAAACACCATAGAAGTTCTATCAAGCATATAGCTAATAGTTCCACTTGAGTAGCAGCCAGAATAGTTGTTAGGCATATGTCTCTTATTTTCCTTGTCAATAGTATGACAAGAAGCCCAAGAGTTACCAAAACTCATAGTTAAGTAGTCAAGAGGGTTGACACTAAGAATTGTGTGTCTCTTGATAACCATAGGACTAAGAGAGTCGGCATATTTTGCAAATTCCTTATTGTAATCATCTGCCTTGTCGTAGCCAAGGTATTGGCAAAGCTTGTTGACTACACGGCTTGTCTTTTGACCAACATGGACACGAAGCCCAGGCACACAGTCATTTAAGTATTGGGCTGTACCTTCAGAAACAGTTCTTTCAGCATAGTTTTCAAGGTAGTAGAAGAAGTTGTAAATACCCATAGGTAAGTCTTGCCAAGGATCAAGATTTTCAGAGATTTCCCTTGGCAAGCTTTCTTTCATTTTGCCCATAACCTTGTATCTAAGCCATTGACTGAATTCCACAGATGCAACTTTGTTGATGGCTCTTTCGTAGTCCGCATCAAAGGCAATCATGAATTTCCCTTCGATGTAGTTAGGGTGTTTCTTGAAGGCTTCGATAAGTTCTTCCTTTTCACAAGCCCACTCATCGATGATGTCCTCAAGGGCACTTGTTGTGTACTCGTAGTCATATTCTACGAGTAACTCTTGCATGGAGTTTAATAGATAGTTGCGTTCGCTTTGTGTTAACATATAAATCATCTTCCTTTCGTTAATTTTGTGTTGTTAGGGTTTTAAGTTCCTCAAACAGTTTTTCCATAGCCATTCTGTGTCTTTCCATTTCCTTTCGTATCTCCTCCCTTCTTTCGTCATCATCCCAAAGAGGCCAATTCATGTCAGAAGCAAGTTTTTCATCAAGGCATTCTGTGTATGCGTTGCCTTCACAATAACAATGCTCTGAGCAATAGATTCCTATGCCGTCCTTATCGGTATATACATCTTGACCGAAATCGATTCTCTTACCACAGTGGTCACACTTAATATATTTTGCCATTTCAAATTTCCTCCAAAGTTCCGTTGTTGATAGTCAGACAGTTATTGATGTACTGCCCAAGCGTAATATCTCCGTATGTGTCAAGATCACACTCACGAAGTTCTTCAAGGGTTTCGGCAAGGATTTCCTCTGTGATGATTTCCCTTGTTTCGATGTCGAAGAATATCCTTGCTCTCTTGCGATAGCCTGCCTTGATGAGATTGTAGGCTGTGTCATAGTGGTCAACACTCGTACTACCATATTCCCTTGCTGCCCATTCATCATAGGAGATTAGTTTATTGAGTTCGTTGGATAATTCCAACACTTCTCTTTCAAAGTTTTGCATCGGTTTCACCTCCTTCACTTTAGCATTATATAAAGCTTTTCATCAGAGAAATCAAAGCAATCTATCTCACGCTTGAGAATCTCTTCACAAGGTATATGTTCGGCAAGGAACTCGAAATTATTATTAAAATAAACATCTTTTATAGTTCCCTTTGCAACGAGATGTGCATATTCATCTCTGATGATTATCATTTGATTTCTTCTGGCACACATACCTATGAACTTTTTTACATCCATTTGCCTTACACCTCCTTTACAATTCCCTTTTTTACAAGTTTGTCATATTGCTCCATTGCTACATTAACTCTTTCGTCTATATAGTAGGAGTCACCTTTGTTTAAGGACAGCACTAACTCGTAGATGATTTCCTCTTTGGTTTTACCCAAGTTTGTTTCAGTCATTTGCCTTTCACCTCACTTTCATTTTCTGAACGACACGCCATCCAGTGCAACGATGTTCAGCCCAGATACGAGTTCCCTTGGGCCAGTCGTTACTGTCCTTGATACGCTCAAGGAGATACATATATTTTCTCATTTGCCTTTCACATCCTTTCGTAGGTAATACCCACATGACCTGTTTCATTCAGTTGCTCAATCATTCCCTTTGTCCATGCAATAGAGCAAATACAGTTGTAAATGTCATTTCTGTATGGACAAGGATAATTCTGGTGTTTGCCTTCGGAACAGATGAATCCATTCATTAAGTGGAGGCATGTGCCAATCATGTCTTTGTGCATCATTTCTCTTTCACCTCCAAGTAATCCTTAATTGCCATATTAACGTAGTCACTCAACACCTCAATGTTATATGCAGTTGCATATTTTTCGCCGTTCACATAAAGTACAAACACAGTTCCGTTGAAACTGATTTTAATATGTGGATGTTGTGTCATTTGCCTTTCATCCTTTCATAGCTCCAAGTATCTTTTCCCTTGCCATTTCAAGTTCACTTACGGCACGGGCATATTGCCCAAACTTATACTCTGGATGTTCTTTTGCCATTTCATCCTTTTCGTGATGCCAAGCTATGTTGACAGCACTATACAGTTGCACGATTTCCATTAGGTCAAGTTCAACCTCACAGTTATCATGCATACCTGCAAGGATCTTTTCCCTTGCCTTTCTGAGTGCCTCAATTCCCTTGACATTCCACTCATAGATTTCAATGAAGTGGTCATGTTCCTTGCCAAGTGCATATTTGACAGCATATACAAGTTCCACCATTTCCATTAACTCGAATCGTACTTTATAAAGCATAATCGCTCATCTCCTTTGATTAATATTTGGATGTAAATATTCATTCATCTCCTTTCAGCCAAGACTTTCTCGGCTTCTCTTGCGGCTTCGTTTTGTGTATCACCGGAGCAAATGAATTCTCCGTTGATGTAAACTTCATAATGACCTCGGACATTGATAATTTTGTAAGCCATAATCAAACCTCCGTTTCTCTTAAAGCTTTGAGTTCGAATGCGACGCTTGCCATTTCACTGATTAACCGTTGCTTACGCTGCTCCGTTCTGTCGATGAGTTCATCGTAACGGGTAATTTTGGCTTCGAGCTTAGCAATTTTCTGCTCACGCTCCTCTTTTGCCTTACGCTCTGCTTCGAGCCGTTTCTCTTCGGCTACCTTTTCAGCTTTCCATGCATAGAACTCAGCCATTTCTTCACGGGTTATTTCCATTTCGGAAAGATTGGATGCCATCTCTATGATATTCTTTTCCATATCGAACTCAAAGCCGAACTTCTTTCCCTTGCATTGAGTTTTGTGACTGATGGCATAGCTCATACTAGAGCATGCAACTCCGTTTGCCTCAGCAGCTTCCTTTACAGAGTGGTAATACTTTCCGTTGGTCAGACACCGAACAGCTTTGCAATTTCCGTTAGTTTTCTTCATAGTTAATTTCCCTTTCTGCACATAGGCATTGAATTTGTTTCCGTTGTTAATTCCAACGGTTGTTGATGATGGTTAGAATTCCATTGTTGATTTCCGTTTGGGTCTTCAGAGTTTTAAGGTGCTTCATTTCGCTTTCGGTTGGAGTAATACAAAAGTCACTCTCGAGGATTTCCAATTTCCTTTTGAGGTATTTACTAGGATCTCCATTCCACTTAGGGTTATAGGTTGCTCCGTCTAACATTTCATTTCCCTCCTTTCCCTTAGAGTGTACAAAGGAATATAATGCAATTGAGAATGGCAAGGGTGCATATGATGATAAATGCTACTCTCATTACATCGTGTTTTCCGTTGCGACGGTACATAAGTGGTACATCGGAACGCTTTGCCTTTGGCATCGTTGCCTTAGGAGTGTAGTTCCGTTGTGTGATTGGTTTGTGACTTGCCTTAGGGTGGATGTACAGATTTGCATTCTTCATTTGTCTTCTCCTTTCACATATTCGGTGCTTCCGTTGTAGAATTCTGCCTCCATTAAAGCTGCCTTCTGTGGGATAATCACGGTGAAGTCACGGTTGTGATTATCTAAGACAGCACTATGGAGTGCTTGAGCTACGGCATTGGTGTCGGTCAAACCGACCTCGGCAAGGTGCTCGGTATAGGCTCTAATGGCATTAAACATTGGTATCACCTCCTCTCAAGTCATAATCTTGTAGATTGCATAGGGTGTTGCGCAAGTCGTATCATCGACCTTATGGATATCTGTGCAATGCTTCATCAGATATCGTGCAGCATCGTCCACAGAGAAGAATTTGAAGCCGAGGAAGTGTGGCGTGCCACCACCAATGCATACCTCACGGACTTTGTATAGGTGCAAGTTGTCCATAGCATCGATGATGTTGTCAACATGACGAGCAGGAAGATTGAGAAGATGCTCGTAGAAGCACTCATCATCAACACCACATTGTTCATTGGTGTGTCCCCAACGATAGATGTAGTAGATAAGCTTCTGAAGCTCGTCCTTGGACATGGTCTGGATACGGTCAAATACGGTCATTGTTATTCCTCCTTGTTGTTATAAGTTGTCAGCAACATAATGCACGACGGCTAGAAATATGGCTAAATAGCACATTGGAATGTGCCACGGTATAGCGTCATCTCCTCACATTCGTTTATTTACAGACATAAGAATAGCCACCATCCAATGCAAGATAGTGGCTATGTTGTTATGCATCGAAAACTTCATCGTAGTCTTCTTCGGTCATCTTCTTGTAAATCTCGAAGTTGCCCTGACTCAACTCGGGTCTACAGGAGATCTTATAGGCTTCGTGCCAACACTCGTCTAAAGTGTCGGCTTGGATAATTTGGAAGTAAGGCTCGTCGATGACTAGGCAATCGAACATTACGAGATAAGTATTCATAGTGCCCTCCTTACTTACGAACGACACGGATAAGAGCAATCAACTCTAACGCTCTCATACGCTTAGGGCTACTGCTGTGGTGCATAGCAATCTCACGCTCAAGGCTACCCCAGAAGTTGTCACGGAATAGGTTCATGAACTTGTTGTCCTTGAACACTCTACGGTCGCAAAGGATTTTGTGAAGCTCGTCAAGAAGTGCTTCCTTGGCGAAGTAGGCATTAGCATCTGACATACGGTTCAGATTGCTGACATACATAGCTGCTGCTGCTCCAGTACCTTTGTTCTTGCGTCTTGCTCTTGATTTGGCTCTTGATTGTTTACTCATGATTAATTCCTCCTTGTTCGTGTGCAAGTATAGTTTGTTAAGCACACAACGAAGCCTACCAACACATGGTTGATAGGCTTGGGTTCTATGCTTAAAAGGTCATCAGCTTGAGAGTGGAGCCAGGATGCGAAATGACTACATCACCATAGTGGGTGAGTGCCTGCTCAAAGGTCATGCCGTAGGACTTGACTTCACTCAGATAGTTGTTATGATTGTGGGTACACTCCTCAAATGTAAAGACGATGATGTTGCCGTCGCTTGGGATGATAATCAAGTGACTGTCTGTCCACTCTCCACCATTGGTGTCTTTCACGAGATTAGTCACGGTGATGATAGGTACTTGCATATTACGGATTTCGGTCAGCATAGTTTCAAAAGCGTTCTTAGCGTTCATGGGATCCTCCACGGTTAAGGCTCGTCAGCCATAAGATATGTGTTAAGCACACAGTGAAACCCCCAATCCTTACGGATTAGGGGTTTGGACTCTATGCTTACTTGTGGTGATGCCGTAGCTTACGAATGAAGCTACGAATTCTACGGAAGATGTAGTCCCAGTTGATGCCGTGCCACATTTCGCCTGTGGCTACAAGGTAGATGTAGCAAAGGACAGATGCAACGGCACAAATGATGCAAAGTGCAATCTCGAATGTCATGTTCTCACCTCCTTGTGACGAACGATTTCGTATAAGTCGTGACCGTCATTCCAAGACCATTCGTCCATTTGTTCCATCGTGTCATCTTGTGCCATAATGAAGTTGACGGCTTCTTCGTAGGTGTCAAAGTCTTGCTCGACCTCGATGAAGATGTCATTCCATTGGTCTGTAATGCATACCTTGTAGTATTCTCTCATAGTGTTTACTCCTTTCGTCTGTGACCGTGGAATTGAGGATCGACGGTCTATGTGTGTATGTGTGTGGATTAGGGTGTTTTGTGGGATTTGTCCGTTCACAAAAAAAATACCCCCCACCCACGAGGGGTGAGGGGTTTAGGTGTGGTTGCTAGGTGCTACTTGGCAAGCACCTTGTCCTTAAGGGCTTTCAACTCAGCCTTTGTGCCCACGAAGCCATAGGCTTCCTTGGCAACCTTGTGTGTAACACTTGCACGGTCAGCCTTGATTGCATCAATCAGCTTCTTGCTAGGCTTGTAAGCCTTGTGCTTAGCCTCCCATTCAGCCTTGACTTCGTCAAGAGGCTTGTACTCACGGCTTCTCCACTTGTTCCAAGCCTCGGCTTGCTTAGGTGTGCACATGACCTTTGTGCCATCGTGCTTGACGAACTCTACGAGTTCAGCCTTTGCGGGTGCGGGCTTGCCCTTAGGGGCTTTGCCCTTAGCCTTGCTCATGCCCATGACAGCCATGATGTCGGCTAACTCTTCACGAGTGCCATAAGTGATTTCCATGCCATTGATTGTGATAGTGTTCTTGCTCATACGATTACCTCCATGTACTCGTGTGGGTGTGCCACACGGTGTGATATACTCCCAAAAGCCTTTTTGCCTTTGGTGTAAGACCACCTTAACAAAAAAAACCTAGAAATCAATATTTTTTTTCAAAAAACTTGTGAAAATAGATATTTTGCAAAGTTTTGATTTGATCCCCATATCTAGTGCCCTGGGGGTACTTAAAACCACAATATCTTGTGTTTTTCCGTAGTTTCCCCACATGTGGTTTATTTACACACTGACTGCAAAATGACAAGTTTTAGCTAGCCCCAATCCAGGTAACCCAGACTAATATATTATTATAATGTATAGTAAAACTCTCCAACACCTACTACATATGAGCAAATGTTCATATGTTCAAATAACCCAACAAATCCCTACCAAAATCCAACCCTACCAAAACCACACCTTTTCATCGTCTAAGCACCAGTAATATCCTACCAAAATGCCGTACAAAATTCCCGTCTAAAAACACCCCAAAATTCCCGCAACGCCAATGTAAACATTTACAACTCAACTATAAACCACCAATAAAACCCTATTAAAACCACCCTTAAGTCAAAAATACCACCTAAACATGTTCATTTTAACATATGAGCAATCATTCATATGTTATCTCCCAAACCCAAAATGCACAGCACTTTCCTATTAAATGCACCGTACCGGGGGTACTTTCAACTAACCAGGGGGGGGTACTTTAAACCAAATGCCCTACCCCCTTGACAAATCCAAAAAAATGTGCTATATTATCCACGACACAAAATTAATGGAAAGGAGACGTGGCCAGTGCAAGCCCCACAAGTATTTCATGATAAGCCAGAAAAGACAAAAAACTTCGTGACTTACCCCATCGACCTGTTCGCCGCCATAAACCAAATATGCAACGGCAATGAGGCCAAAGTCCTCCTAACCCTACTTGGTTGCAAGGGTGATGGAAGCTTCGCTCCCAGCACAGCATATGTGCAGCGAATGTCCGGGATAACCCAGCCCAATAACTACTACAAGACCCGTAAGTCGTTGGAGAAGAAGGGTTTGATCCGTACCGACGAACAAGGTAACCTGTATATAAACACCAAGAAGATACTAGCCCAAGCCAAGAAGCAAGAGGCTGAGCGTCAAGCCAAAGCCAAAGAAGAGGCGTAAGCCCCCAAAAAAAGGAGCCCTCAGCAGGCCAAGTGTGGGCGAAGCCACGTTTCCCCTAAGACGAGGTTTGTAACCGAGTCGTTGAACGAGGCAAAGCCGAGTTCCATAAGCTGAGCGAATGCGAAGCTTATATATATTATATTATTTATTATATATTATATATTATGGGTGTCATTTCAATACTGATGATTTCAATAAAAACGATACTGATATCAAAAAGATATTAATAGAAAGGAGTGATAATATGAACATCCCCAAAAACTTACTAGTTGCCATTAATAACCTATGTTCTGGATCTGAAGTAAAAGTTCTATTGGCAGCGCTTACATATGATTCAAATAAGATGTCTACAGCACAAATGCAAAAGGTGACTGGTATCACAAAGCCTAATAACTATTTTAGAGTGCGCAAGCAACTTCTTAACCTGGGCTATCTGATCATAGACGACGACGGCATGCATGTTAACGCAGACAAAATTTTATCTGATTATACCCTCTTGACAAATTAAGGAAAATGTGGTATAATACCGATACTTAAACGATACAAAATGAATGGAGTGATTTTATGGATAATCTAAAATGGGAAATTGGCGTGCTGCTAAATTGTTATGCACGTCGTGTGCACGGATTATATGAATATGATTATGACGAAAAGCGCAGCCTGAACGCATTGTATGCGAAGGCTATTATGCTCAACATTGAGTATGGCTTTGGCATCTACTACCCTATTGACGACTTTATTGACGCAGTAAACAGCGGCATGTATATCGACTGGGATGGCACGGCTAAGCTGCACGATGCAAATGGCGAGTTTATCGACTTCGGTCACTGCGACGTAAAGATGCTTGAAGACGCTAAAGCAAAAGGTGCCGTATACGTGGCATGGTTTAATAGATAAGGAGGCGCGAAGTATGGAACGACTAAGCAGATCTAAAGCAATCCGTATGAAGTGCATCGACTGTTGCTGTGGGAATATGGCAGAGGTGCGCAAGTGCCCTGCAACTAACTGTCCTCTTTGGCGCTATCGTATGGGTAGAGAGTTGAAGGATGAAACCTGTGAAGAAAACATCGATTTTTCAGACCATTTTGAGGATGAAGATCTAAGTGATGAACTTACATCACATTGGGAATAAAATTTTAAATTAATACGGATTTTCCGTGGATTTTCAGACGAGACAAGAAAGGAAACAATATGGATAAAGAAAAATATTTACAAAAGCCAACAACTGGCGTTACATACAGCGACTTTGGCGTTGAAGATATTAATATCTTAGAAAAGCTAGCCGCAACAAATAAGCTAACAGATGTACAGCGTCATGCCGTATTGCGAGCCATTTCATTATGGCACAACTTAGATTGAGGTGATTAACATGAGATACGAAAAATATTCGTATATGCCACTTAAGGAGTATTATAAGACTTGGTTCATTGGATTTCCGCTACGCTTTAAGCACCTTTTCATTTCAATTGAAAACGCAAATGGAATCCACCTTATGGATGAAGTAATTTACAATGGCAAACTGTGTTTTGTTAATAATGGTAATCGTTATAGTGAAAACGGAGAACATCTTTGGGACATCCTTGAAAAGGAATGGAATGCGGACGGCACAAGAAACAAATATGCTGCGACAGATGTAGAGCTAACAAAAGTTAAAAATTGGACCACTTTTAAAAATTCATGTCTGAGTCACTATAGATGGTATATGACATACTGGTATAAGATTCAATTGGAGGAAAAGATGAATGGGAAGCAACTATGAAATTCTTGCAGCTCACTACCCTTTTAAGGGTTATTACGAAGCAAGCTTCCAGTGCGAAACATTTTGGAGCGCTATAAAGAAATTTAGAGAATACAAACACAAGGGTTATGAAATCATTGATGTACGCTACAGAGAATTTATTAAGATGGACACATCTGATTGGAACAGCATTACTTGTATCAGAGGTGATTAATATGGCAGTAATAACACTTGATGCGGCAAAAAATACAGTAACTGTTTTGGTAGAAAAAACAGATCTTGTACATGAACGTGAAGATAACATGCTGGTAGTTGGAAGTGGTGGTAAGCACACTATTGGAAAAGTGTTTGCCAATGGTGAAGTTAAGCTTTGCATGGTCAGAGGTGAAAGATAATGGACGAACTTAAGCACGGTCATTGGATCGTCGTCAATAAACAACAAGGTAACGAAACCGACGGTTATTGGACCGAGAGATATCTAAAGTGCTCTGTTTGTAATTATGAGCGCAGGCACTCGTGGCTTAGAGGCGAGAAGCCGAAGTATTGTGAGGAATGCGGCAGTATAATGGACGGTGATCAAAATGTATAAAAGAGAGATGATTATTGATGTATCAGGCCACCAACACAATCCTGGAGATATCATGTGCATAAACGGTGAACGGTGGATGGTAGTTTCAGTTAATTTTAATTGTTCCTATTCTACAGTGCGTCTTGAACCACTAACGGATGTGATGGCGGCGAACAGAATTGTGCAAATTGGCACATATGAGGGTACTATTGCAGATTATATTAAAATTATATGTGATGAATATGAATATGAATGTCAAGGATGAGGTGATATTATGACATTTTATCCTAATAATAGCGAAAAAGAGGTTAATCCAAATTATATCCCACCAGCATCAAAGGTGAAGCGAGAGCTAATTGACAGAGGACAGATTCAATATACTTGGTGGGAACTTAACGGTAAACTAACGGATGGAGTAACTCTTCAGTCTGTGATTCGTTCTATGCCCACTGTTGATGCCGTTGAGGTTGTATATGGTGAGTGGGAACTTCACGGAAATGATGATGATTGTAGTTGTTCCTATTTCTGCTCGAACTGCCACAAATCCTATGACGAGGATTATTTTTATGTGTATGGACAGCATGTTCCGTATAACTTCTGCCCAAACTGTGGAGCTGATATGAGAGGTGAACAAAATGACAATTGAAAAGCGGCTAATGGATGCCAAAGAAATAACGGTTAAACTTGCAGGAAATGCCAGCCACTTGCTACGCACGGAAAGTGGTGATTATGCTATTGGTAGAGCTAGAGGCATCATGGATGCGGTAGACTTGATTAATAAGTCGCCAGTTGTTGATCTTATCGATACTACAAAACTTGTGCATGCCCAATGGGTTTACAATCATAAATACGGAGAATGGTCTTGCTCTCATTGCAATGGTGAGATTTTAAATGAAGTTGAGGTATATGGTGGTGGCATGTATAGAGATACTAATACTGTATATTCACCATACTGCCCTTGGTGTGGTGCGAAGATGGATGGTGATATTTAATGGCAAAAGGTAAACCAAGATGGTATCCAGACAAGCCGCAGAATAATTATCCTATCTACTGTCCTCGTTTCGAATATCATGGTAACGGAATTTACTATTGCGAACAAGGTCATGTAAGAGATGCTTATGTCTGTAAAGGCAATCCTCACAATTGTGTAAAGACAAAATATCACAGAGCGGCAAGTAGAAGCAATAAACAAATAATTGATGATGTATGAGGTACATAGTATGAAACTAAAAGACATCCTCCCCACCCACCCCATCAACAATATCGAAGTACGCACTAACGATCCGTTTGGTGACGACATGTTATTCGGGTATTGCCACTGGACCGGATCAGAACTCATATCTGGAGATGGTGACAATTATTATCTCAACGAAGAGATTTCCAAATATGAGTTTGATGGTGAACATCTTACTTATTGGATAATTAGTAAGTGGAAATAAAATATATTTTACGAGGTTTGTTATGGCTGTAGTAAATCTTAAAAAGTTGAATAAAATTAGAGACAATTATCCTGCAACATGGGAATGGATGCAATATAAAGCCAGATGTGACCATATGTGTATGGGAGCAGTTCTTAATAACAGTGAAGAATATATTGATAGGCTGATAGAATTAGAAGACAAGCTAAAGAAGTATCATTAGAATGATATAAAATACGAATTTTAAGAGGTGAAATTATGGGATGTCCAGATATTTATTATAAAAGAGCTTTACAAAATTTTGCTCATTGTTTAGCAGCAGAAGACGACAACTTTTCATTGGCAAAGAAGTTATACGAAGAAGAGTCAGAATCCGTGTTAGAAGATTTTATTTTAAAAAGAAAAAATGAAATGGATTTAAGATTATTTTTCTATGATGCTGGACAAACTCGCCAAGTCGTATTTAACGAAGCATACGAAGAAGGATGCGATTCCATGAATGCGTCTATGGCTGGTATTAACGAGTTTGATTATTTTATTGGGTTAATTGACGAAGAAGATGACACTTAAAAACAAACTTTTAAGAGGTGACACTTTATGTTTGAGTATGATGAATTAGCAAGTAATGCTGTAAAAGTTTTAGATAAATATAATTTTAAAGAAGAAATTGCTCATTGCAGAGATGCTAGGTGGTTATCTCCAGATGATATTCGTGAGCATATTGGCTTTGAGAATGAGGGCGAAGTTGAAGAGGCTTTAGAGGATTTATCCTTGGACGAATTTATGGAGTATCTAACAGCAAGATATAAAATCAGATGGCAAGAAATTATTTCTTATCGCATGATATAAAAACAAGTTTTTAAGAGGTATATTATGAGTAAATGTTGTATGGCAGAGTATTGTATATATTCTGATGATGGGATAAATTGTGAAGCTGGCGATATAAGCGACACATTAATAGAAAACTGTCCTTATTTAAATGCAATTGGCGAGATTTCCAGATTATCTTCTGAATTAGCGATAAGAGAATAAAAATAGAGTTTTAAGGGGGTTAATGTATGAGTAAAATTGAATTGGTTTTTACCGATGAAGAGATTGACAGATTTGCAGAAAAAGTAGCTTCTAAATTAAATGGAGTCAACGAAGAAAGACTTGATGAAGGGTGTCTTGTTTGCAGCAGCGATTATCATCAAGAAATTGTATCCGTATTAATTCGTTATCATACATCTGAAGCAACAAGTGGCGTTATTGAAACAAGATTCTGTCCTAACTGTGGCAGACAATTGAACACATAAAAATGAAGTTTTAAGTGGTGAGATTATGAATGATAAGATGCAAAGAAAGATTGATGAATCTTACAAGCATATTAAACCATATCTTGAAGACCAACAAATCTTAAGAGATATGTGTAGTTGGTGTGAGAGATATAATGGTTACAAACACGACTATGAAGAGTGTAGAGACTTGGCATGTTTTAAATGTTTCTTGGGATATTCGTATCTTGAATGGGAAACATCGTGGGAATAAAAATATACTTTTAAGAGGTAAAGACATGAGAAATCATAAATTTGTAACTATAGAAATGTTTGAAGAATATCATAAGAAACTCATGGAATATATGAAAATGCATGACGACCTTATTTTAGAAGGTAAGACAACTTGTCCTAAGTGTGGCGCAACTATTACGAGTGACAAGTGTGAGTTTTGTGCTGAGGAGGAAACGACATGACACTATATTATAAAATTAAAAACGCCATCCGTGATTTTTGGTGGGACTTCCGCCGTCGCTGTCAGCGCTTCAAGCGTGGCTATGCCTGGTCTGATGTTTGGAGCATGTATGGGTGGTTCATGTTGACACTTGAACCTATGTTGATCCACCTACGAGATAATCATGTTGGCGTTCCTATTGAGTTTGAAAATAGTCCAGATGGCTGGGAGAAAGTTCTAGATGAAATGATTTCATGCCTTCAGTTAATGGATGAGGAGAATGTTTATGAGCGCCTTGGTTTCGGAGATCCTGATAGTTATCAACATATGACTAAAGAAGATTATGTAAATGTTTATAATATGATGGAAGAAAATAAGAACCGCTTCTTTGAATTGTTCAGTAAGTATTTCTTTGATCTTTGGGATTGAGGTGATTTTATGACAGTCAAAGAGTTGAAAGAAAATCTAAATCAGTTTCATGATAGTTGTATTGTGATGATTCCAAATATCAATTTTGGAAAAGATGAGTACAATGAGTGGCGTATGGTTCCTGCCTTAAATGTATCACAAGGTTGCAATGAACTTGATGGAATTGTATTTATTGATGACTATGTGGAGGAGGATTTAAATGAATAAGCATTATGAAAAATTACTATAGAATCTAAATGTCGTTAAGTGGGAGCTTAAAACCCGTAATGACCAAAGTCTCAACCTCTGTCTTAAATATATCAAGGATGCAATCTTTGAAGCTGGAAGACTAAATCATGAGTTAGTAATTCTTGAGGGTATGGCAGCATCTCAGCGTACCGCCAACGAACTTGATGATTGGAGTGAGGATTAATGGACGACTTTAACAGAATTGATGAGGCTCTTGATTATTATGAGGCACGTTACGGTAGAGCACCGGATGCAATATTTATGTCCTCTTCTCTACTTTGCAACGTAGCATCATCTAATTTGTTGACACATTGGAATGATGAAGGGCTTACAATCTCGTATCGTTGTATTCCTGTTAAACAGTATTATTCTCCTAATTATGAATTTTATTTTGCAGAGGGTGCATATGAAATCTGAAATTGAAATACGTAGAGACGGCGAAGTAATTTGTGTATGCACAGATGAATCTTGCCTCTATCCTGCGGATATTATTAAAGATATGAAAGCAAATGGGTATAAGTTCTATAAGAATGGTAAGATTTATAAACCCGAAAAGAATTAAAAAATAAATTGTGAAGGCGGTGATGTTTATTGGCAAAACAAAAGAAACTACAACAATATGTCTTTAAGATAAACTCTACTCTATTGCGTAAAAATGATTGGAATTTAACTTTGCCGCTAAACAGAGCTAGAAATACAACTGGGCTTGTCGTTGCCCTAGCAGACTCACAAATCCTGTCTTGGATTAATGAGTTGAATGGAACAGAAGACTATGATATTCAGGCGAAAGAAATTAAGCGCCAAATTAAAGAAATTAAAAAACAACCAGTTAGTCGTAGTAATAAAACTAAAATTTCAAATCTATATAAGCAGTTATACAGACTTCAGTTCAAAGAAGATTATTTATGCGTCATAATGGATAAGAAATCAGACTATGATCGTGCAAATAAAGGCTTCTATGTAAATGGCGTTAAGTATTTGAGATTGTTATGCACAACTGGTGGCGTTAAGACTTCTACCGTTGTGTATGTGAGTGAAAGATTACATCCAGAGCTAAAGAAACGTATTGAGAACGGTAAGAATAACGAAATAAAACTTGTACCTGCAAAATTGGGTGCATATGAGGCACTTGCTGCAAGTGGATCACTGGAAGTCAGTTGGCCAAAGGACAAATATGCGCCAATTCCAGGTGGTGTTATAGTTATTAGAGATGCTTTTACTGAATTTTATGCGGATTTGATTAACATTGACGACAGTGATAGAACACAAGAGCCGATTGTACAGTTTTCACCAAATCAGTTGGTAAGAAACGATTGCTCTGATGGATGCTCTATGATGCTCCCATCTCTATCAAGACGTTGGAATGGCGAGCTTAATGATGATTATAACCATACAATGAGCGGATGTAATCTTCGTTGTGCATGGACCAAAGGTATGACATTTACTTTTGATTATATAAAGTTTGCTGAAGAAGTAGTTGGCGCATCAGACGATTGTCCTGAAAAATATCTTATTACAGATATTTGGGGACAACAAAGAGATATTAGAGATTCAGAGTTGATCATTACTGAGAGTCAGTTAAAACTTTGGAGATGCTATGATTCTTGGGAAGATTATTATTACAAGTGTCTTGAAAATAAGTATACTATCAGAGTTGCAAAGACTGCGCCACATGAAGTTGATACTGTTAGACAGTTAAACTATCAGTTTATTCAGTCTTTGAATTTGTCTAATGAAGATATTCAGGAGCTAATCTCTCCTACCGTTAATGAAATTAAGGATACTCTTGGTTTAGATCCTAGAAAAAGTATTGTATATTTGTGTGGAAAAAATCTAAAAGAAGAGAATATTCAGTATGTTGATGCGGCAGCAAGAGCATTAATGGCCAATCCAGAGGTTATAAATGATCCATATATTCGTAATAGAATTAAAAAAATGATAAACAAGCGTATCAGAGAAGCAAAAATTGGTGTGCTTGATGTCGGTGGAAACTTCCAAATTATTTCTGGAGATATATATGCACTATGTGAGAGCATGTTTGGTTTAGAGGTGCACGGTCTATTAAAAGCTGGTGAACTTTATAGCAAATACTGGAAAGATGTCGGCGTAAAGCGTGTAATGTGCGCTAGAGCGCCAATGTCAAATGAGCATTCATTAGTTTCTCAGGACGTTTGTTATGATGACAAGGTAGAATATTGGTTTAAATATATGGATACAGTTGCAGTTGTGAATGCTTGGGACACTATGCCGATGGCTCTAAATGGTTTTGATTTTGATGGTGACTTGCTATTCACTACAGATAGCCCTCCATTACTTAAGAACCAAAAGAATTTGCCAGCGCTTAATTGTATTCAATATAACGCTTCAAAGAAAGTTGTTACCGAAACAGATGTTATTAAGGCGAACAAAGATGGTTTCGGTAGTAAAATTGGTAGTATTACTAATAGAATTACAGCAATTACTTCTTTAATGGCAAATTATGAGCCAGGGAGTGTTGAATATGAGACTTTAAGATATAGAACACAGTGTGGACAAGCTCTGCAGCAAGAGGAAATCGATTGAATTACAGTCGCCTTATACAGTAATGTATATTGAATAACCTGGAATATGCGGGGAACCCCTAAAGACTTCACTACCAAAGTGTAAAAATGTGAAGTATGCAACAATGGGCAATCCGCAGGGATAGCATGGAGACATGAGGCCCCCAACGACTACCAACAGGCAACCCAAGAGGTTGATGGTATAGTCTACTCCCCTACTTAAATATCGGGAAACCGAGGGTATAAAGGAAAGCTAAGGGTATTTTGCCTAATCCAATGCCTAAAAGTTGGTATATTTTTAGTGAAAATATCATAAAAAATGATGATTCTGATGAAATTATTGCCAAAAAAACACTGAATCAGACACTTTGCGCAGAGAAAAAACCATACTTTTTTGGCTATAATTACGCTACTTTAAAGCAAGAATATGATGCTTTTGTGCGAGATACAGACGAGCATATTCAGAGCATAACAGGCAAAAATATCAGATATTTGCTTAAAAATGATGGGAATTTACCAGAAAACGAGCAAAAAATCTTGGAATTTTACAAAAAACGCCTGCCATTAGATGTCTCTCCTTCTACTATGAACCGTATTTGTTGGGCTATAGAGGATGAATTTGATGGTGTTAATTTGTTTGAGAATGTAAATTTTGATTATGAAATTTATAAAAGTGGAATTGAATACTCACCAGAGGATTATGAGTTGATTAAACTTAAATGTAAGGACTATAAACAGAAAAAACGTGAAATTAATAAGAAGAAATTTGTTGATCATGATGACGAAGAGGAAAGCACAACGGATCAAATCATTAAATTAAATGCAGATTTAGAGGAACAGTGCTTTGCAGTTTGCCCAAATGAACAGGTTTTATGTGAAATTTTATTGGATATCTGTTATAGAGACGGTCTTGATGTGAACATAGTGTGGAATTTGTGTGGCGACGAAATAGTTAAAAAACTTGTGTGTAAATCTGGGTCATATAGTTACCCAGAGCAGGACCAGAATGGTGAATTTAGTTATGGTGGGCTTAAATTTTCTATGAAAAGTATTGTATATGGAGGTGAAATGAATGATTAATTTTAAATTTGATGATAAAACTGATATTGAAAATAAGATAAATAACAACTATGTAAATCAGGAAAATCCAGAAGAGACTATTAGAGACTTGGCAAGATACAATTATCATGTTCTTAATATGAAAAAAGAGGATAATTATGATGCTATTTTGTCTTATATGTCCAATAATTGTGCGGATTTTTACGAGGAAAAATACTTTAAAATCATTTATAGAAACATTTCTAGTGCGAAAAAATATAAGTTTAGAAATGTATCTCCTGTACAAATTACTAGGACTGAAATGGATAAAATCATTGGATTAAATGATATAAGGAAAGAAAAAATAGCATTTGTGCTTCTTGCTGTAGCCAAATATTACAATAATGTATCTTCTGATAATAACAATAGATTATATATGTCTATGAGTGACTTATTTAAGCTGTCTAGAGTAGCTATTCCATGTAATGATAGGGCAAGTTATTTACAGTTTGCATATCAAGAGGGCATTCTAGTTGAGCATACTTTTGTTGGAACTAATTTAAAAGTTGTTGGATTTATTGATAATGATAGCGAAGTTGTAATAGAGTTAAGCGAGGATGATTATAAAGAACTTGCATATGCATATTTAAATTATAAAAATGGCGGATACAAACATTGTAAGAATTGCGGCAGATTGTTTAAGATGAATAAAAATGCCCCTGGTAGACTTTATTGCAAGGAATGTGGACAAATACAAGAGACAAATAAATTTAAAACATTGAAGTGTATAGATTGCGGTGAAGATTTTATTGTTGATGCGCGAAACATGAATAAATGTAGGTGTGATGGTTGCCAATATGAAAGAGATATAGAGCTTAATCGTATTGCTAGCAGAGAACGCATGAAAAAATATAGAGAACGTTAAAAATGTTACGGTTGTGTTCCTAAGTTTACAATACAAAATTAATGTACGAAAACGCTAGGGATTTCCTAGTGTTTTTCGTACTGTAAAAAATAGACATTGAATTTTTATAAAATGATATAGAATGTTTTGAGATATAAACACTTGAAAAATTTTATATAAAATACATTTCAGGAGGAACAAAAAATATGAATGAATTTATACTTGATACTATCTTAACTGGAGTCCCTACTTCTATTGCAAATATGCAACTACCAGATCCAGAGTTAAGAGATTATTATAGGGACGAAACCAATAGAATCTTTTGGATTGATGATAATATCGGAGACGATACACTAGATTTGGTTAAGATGATTATCCGTTGTAATCTTGAGGATAAGGGTAAGAATGTGGAAGAAAGAACACCAATTAAAGTTATGATTAACTCTGGTGGCGGTGATGTTCAGGTGATGATGACAATTATTAAAACGATTAAGATTAGTAAGACACCTGTATACACTATTTGTTTTTCCAGCGCTATGTCTGCTGCTGCAGAAATTCTAGCTGCTGGTCATAAAAGATACGCTCTACCCGGTACTTGTGTGATGGTTCATTCAGGATCTTGCAGTTATGGTGGAACTATGGAGCAAGCAGAAAGCTGCAAGAAATATGTTGACACTCTAACAAAGAGAGCTACAGATGAATTTGTAAGTAATACAAAGATTAATGCTAAAACGCTTAAGAAAAAGGGTGCTTCAGATTGGTATATGACTGAAGATGAGGCCCTTGAAAATGGCGTAATTGATGCAATCGTTGTTGATATAGATGAAATTTTTTAATGTTTGGAGGCTGACTTATGGCAGCTAAGAAAACTCAAAAAACTATGGAGTATGGTGAAACGCCAAAAACAATTGATGATAGACCGTTTTATCATCTTACACTAGATGATGACCAAAAGAAGTTTGTGAATGCGGTGCTGAATCCTGATAATACCATTGTTTTTGTAAACGCAAAAGCTGGAACTGGTAAGACAACTTTAGCTATGGGCGCAGCAAATATTCTTTATCTTCATAATGAATATGATGGAATTGTGTATATCTGTTCTGCATATGGAGAAAAGGCACAAGGTTATCTGCCCGGCTCTATTACAGAGAAAAGTGAAGTATACTTCGAACCAGCATATCAGGCAATGATTGAGTGTGATATGAATATCAACACTTGTATCAATTCTGACTCTATGGTTAAACAAAAGTATGGTGAAGCTTATGTCACGCTTCTTACACATACATTTTTACGTGGAACTAATTTAAAAAAGAAAGTAATTATATTGGATGAATGTCAGAACTATACAGTTTCTGACTTAAAAAAGACTCTTACTCGTTGTTCAGATGATTGCAAAATCATATGTATAGGTCATGATATGCAGTGTGATTTAGAGGATAAATCATCTAGTGGATTTAAGAAATATATTGAACATTTTAGAGGACATGAACATTGCGAAATTTGTGAACTAACAATTAATCATCGTGGATGGGTTAGTCAGTTTGCAGATGAACTTGTTGAGTAACAATACAAAATTAATAAACAATAAAATATGGGGGTACAAAACGATGAAAAGAATTATGAAAAAAGAAGATTTAATTGATGAACTAGCTTCCAGAACTGGCTTCTTCAAGAAAAACATGAAAGAAGTTGTTGAGGCGCTAGAAGATATTATCCAAGAGCATTTTGAAACGGCTGAGTTTGGTGCGGATAGTGAACTTAGACTAGCTCCAGGTGTTGTTCTTTGTGGTGAAAGAAAACCAGAAGGAGAATCAATTGACCCCAGAGATAGATCTGTAATTATTAGCCCTGAGAAAGTTATACCTTATGCTGTATTTAAGCAGTCTATTCGTAAGAAGCTTTATGTACAACCAAAGAAGAAAACAAAGAAAGGATAAATGACATGGATCAGATATTGCAAAAGTTACCTACAGAAAATGAATCACAGTATATATGGAAAGTTGGACAGGCTAAAGATTCTGGCCTAATTGATAGTACATGGGAGGAACTTACTCCTATTCTTAATACACAGTGTGGTATTAGCGAAGAAGATTTTCGTGGTTCTAGCGCTTGGCGTAAGCGTTATAGAGTAATGCAACAGGCATGGGATGATGTATTTAGCCAACAGAAGTTTACGAATGAACATACTGAAACTATTCAGGAGCATACACGTGAGCTTGAAAAGGCGAAAATTAAACTTCAGACTGAGAAACTAGAATATAATAGATGGCTTCGTGAGGAAGCTAGAGATGAACTAATTTGTGAGAGAATTTGCAATGCGATCAAGGAATTATCTCCACTGGAAGTTCCACAGACACTCTACTCTACTGATAATATCATTCATGATAAAGACGCTGTTTTGATTATTTCAGACCAACACTACGGTGCCGAGTTTGCAATTAAGGGCTTATTTGGTGAGATATTAAATATGTACAGCCCAGAAGTATTTGAAGCTAGAATGTGGGATCTTTTCAAACAAGTTATAGAAATTTGTCATAAGGAAAATGTTACTACACTACATATTTATGATCTCGGAGATAGCGTAGATGGTCTTCTTCGTGTCAGTCAATTGATGAAGTTAAGGTACGGGGTTATTGAGTCTACTATTAGATATGGTAGATTTATGACTGAATGGCTTAACGAATTGACGAAACATGTGCACGTTAAATTCCAAATGGTTACTGATGCTAATCATTCCCAGCTTAGAATGTTGGGCCAACCAAAGAATACATTTAAAAATGAGAATATGTCCTATATTATTGCAGAAAAATTTATGGACAGACTTGGTGATAATCCGAATTTTGAATTCGTACAAAACCCATCTGGATATATCTTTGATGAGTTAGCTGGTTATAGAGTTCTTGGAATTCATGGTGAAGTTAAAAACATGGAATCTGCAATTAAGGATTTTACATCTGTATATAAGACACCTATTGATATTCTAATTGGTGGGCATAAACATCACAAGGAAGCAGATAATGTTGGAATCAGGGTTGATACTGTGAGTGTCCCATCTATTATTGGTGTTGACGACTACTCTATGTCTTTAAATAAGACTGCTGATGCTGGCGCAACAATGTTGTTTGTAGAAGCTGGTAAGGGAATTTCTATAGAATATAATATCAAGTTTGATATTTAATATGGTCGGAATGGAGACTTAAAACCCATTTCCAAGGTGTTCCGCCACCGTTTAAGTGCGGATTGTTAATGAACCCGACACGCCTCTTTATAATGCGGACCACGTCGGGTCTTTAATTAGGACAAGCAAAGAGACTATGGGATATAGTTTCTATTATATTGGGCTGAGGTTGTAACACCTCATGGTCCACCGAGTTGAGGGAGATTCTCTCTTAGTCTTGCCTGGGTGACTATAAACTTCAAGTGTTTTATAACACGCCTGCGGGTTTCCAGGAAATTGATGCCAGACTTATGGGCTGGAGCGTCGTTCAAGAGGACAGAAAACTCTTGCCGAGTAGGGGTTCACTCCCCTACTCTTTTTTAATTTATAAAATACTAAAACCGAAAGGACAAATGAATTATGGAACATATGAAGAAAGAAGCTAAATTAATTTTTAATATGGGTGTTGGTAGAGCACTTTTAAAGGCTGGATGTCAGGTGATTGATGTTAAACCCGATAGAACTAACCCTGATAAAACTGTTCTAGTATTTAAGAACGACGATCTGTTCCAGCAGGAGCTTGCTCGTATCAATAAGGAAATTGCAGAAACTAAGGAAGTCCAGTAATGGGCTTTCTTTTATTTAAAAGATAAGGAAGGAGGTAGAGTAAATGGCAAGAAGTGCTGGAAAGAAAACTACTTCCACTAAAAAGACAACTGACGAACAAAAATATTTATGTCCGTATTGTTTAAAGGAAAAGAAAAAGTCTGAATTTTATGTGTCGACAGACCCAAAAGTTTTAACTGGTATTACATCTATGTGCAAAGATTGTGTAAGAAAAATTGCATTGGCGTGGGATGATAATAGACAGGAGTTTGGATTATGTACTAAAAAGACAGTGATGGACGCATTGGAATATATCGATAGACCATTCTTAGAGCGATTATGGGATTCCAGTTACAATGAATGGGCTAACCAAGAAGGCAAAATACGTAGGACTACCATATGGGATGCCTATATTAAAAATGTTGGCTTGAAGAACTACAATGGTATGCGTTGGCGTGATGGAGACATATTTCATACTTATATCGAGGACGCTAAGCAAGTTGCCAACATGGAAGCCACTCAATCAAGTAATGTTCAACTTTTAGCCGACAGTCAAGAAGTCAATAACGAGTTTGAGAAAAACAAAAACAGTGTTATTAGACTTCTTGGATATGACCCATTTTTATCTGAGAAACCAGAGGATCAGCCGTTGCTCTACTCTCAATTGGTAGGATATCTTGATGCTGGCGGAGATAGTAATGAAGATATGATGAGAACTTCTTCTGCTATTACTATTGTCCGTGGATTTTTGCAGCAAGCAAAGCTTGATGATAAATTAGCAAAGGTTATGGCAAACACAAATGCCAATCCGACAGAAATGAAAACTTTGTTAGACGCAAAGAAGAGTTTGGGTGCCAACATTTCTAAGTTAGCAGAAGATAGTTGTTTAAGCTTAAAGCATAATAAGAACGCTAGTAAGGGCGAAAATACTTGGACTGGCAAAATTAAAAAACTTAAAGATATGGATTTAAGAGATGCCGAGGTTAATGGTTTTGATATAGGCACATGTCGTGGAATGCAACAAGCTCTTGAGATTAGCGACATTTCTATTATGAAGGCTTTGGCGCTTGATGAGTCTGAGTGGTCTGAAATTGTTGCAGATCAGAGAAAGCTTTTAGTTGACACACAAAGAGAAAGAGATGTTTATAAAGAAATAAATAGAATTCTTCTAAGGGAGAACCTTGATCTAAGAGATACATTAGAGGAACATAGTTTATTAAATAAAGATAATTTAAAAAATTTAAAAGACTTATTCTCACCGTTTGGAGAAGCTATATCTCAAAACAATGAGGAGAGTGATGAGGATGAGTGATTTTAAGTTTAAAATAATTGACAATATTGAAGATGAAGATTTACTGTCTATTTTTAATGATGATTCAGTTATATATGTAAAACCAACAGTTTATGCAATGTCTGATAGAAAACTAGAATCTTTAGTTCATATTGCAAAGATTCAAAAGTATTATCAATGTAATCCTGTTAGGTTTATTGAAGATTTTTTTAATATTACATTGTTGGACGCGCAAGCATATATTGTTCAGAGAACTTGGAATTGTCCAAATGTATTAGTACTTGCATCGAGAGCTTAATAGAAAAAGTGTTTTATTACAACGGCCTTTGACTGTTTTTCAATATGCCGTACAGATACGGGCTGTACTCCCGTCTCTTTTATTAAGATAAAGGAGGAAAAGTATGGGTAAATCAAAACTATTTAATGATGCTCAAGAACAATTTATTTTGAATAATTATAAAACTATGTCTAATGAACAAATAGCCACTGAACTTGGCGAAGGATTTACACGTTCACAGATTAATTCTTGGTTGAATCATAGAGGAATAAAACGCAATGGTTTAGGATGTTTCTACAAACAGAGCATATTTTCACAAGATGATATTGATTTTATAAAGTCAAATTATGAATCTATGACTAGTGTGGAAATCGGAGAAATACTTGGATTTACTGATAAACAAATACGTGGGAAATGTTCTGATTTAGGATTACATAGTAAAAGAAGAGAAATCAATGATGATTATTTTGAGAAGATAGATACACCATTAAAGGCATATTTTTTAGGATTTATTTTTGCAGATGGATGGATTGTTAATAAAGAAAATTCTGGAAATTATGAGTTTGGAATGACACTATCATCAAATGATAAATATTTGTTAGAGTTGTTAAATAATGAACTTGGTGGCAAAAATATTATATACCACCACAATCCACAAGAAGTGTTAGTGTGTAAAAAACAAATAGCACATAGTGGTCATTGTGACACCTTAAGAGTATATTCTAAAAAAATAGTGTGTGATTTAATGAGGCACGGAATTGAAATAAACAAATCACTAAAAGGAACAATCCCAATTGTTGATGATTCTCTATTTTTTGATTTCTTAAGAGGATATATCGACGGAGATGGATGTTATTATGTAGACAATAATCAAACATACATGCATATAACATGCGGAAATCGGCTGCCGTTAGAATATATTCAAAATAAATTATCTCAGTTTAACATCAAAACAAAAATTTATACAGAAAATGATCGCAAATATCGTTTGATGTGTACAAGCTTTAAAGAAATGAATAAATTAATTAATAGCTTGTATTATAAGAACGATTTGTTTTGTTTGGAACGCAAATATGAAAAAATTAAACACTTTTTAGGGCTCGCTACATAGAAATATGTTGAAAAATAAAGATTGGAAAATCGGTAAACGCTAAACCATATGGCATGCCAATACCGAGGTAAAGCACAGATTGCGTAAGGCTGTGGCTCACCGTAACGCATAGAGGATGAATAAATATAATTCCTCCAAGAGTCCAATCCACCTAAACGTAAAGTCGTAGGTGAAAATATATGCTAGACTGGGTTGGATACCAACCGATGAAAATGAGGGAAACCTCCAGAGCGTAGAATAAAAAGTCTACGGATAATAACAATCGTTCGGTAAGAGTACTGTCATTGATTTAATTTTAATGGCTAAAGACATGCTTTTTTGTAACGTATGGACATATATTGCAAGTGGTTCAGGCTCACAAGCCGAACAAACTTTTATGACATTGGAACGTTTGGCTAATGATGGTATTGATGAAATGAGAAACTCTACTGGTTACATTTTTAAGAACGAAGTAGAAATTAATAATGCTGCTGGCGATGGATTTAGTCATGGTAGCAATGGTTTTAAGTATAGTCTATATAATGGATCATTCACGCAAACGTTGAATAGTAATATCGACAAGAAACGTGGAATGAGAGGTTCTGTAGTTTTTGATGAGTGTGGCTTCCTATCAGAAGAAATGCTTGAAGTTTATGGAGCGTTTGCCGCTGTTAATAAAGGATTCGTATCTGGTAAAGACCGTAATGGTAAAATGATTGACACAGTTAGACTTAGAACTTTTGCTACTAATATTCCAAACCAAAAGTTTTATATTAGTTCAGCATCCAGTACTGATACAAAATATTATAAATTATATAGAGAATTTGCTAAGCGTCAGTTAATGGGAGATAGAGATTATTGTGTGATTCAGGTTAGTTGCGATGTAGTTCTTAAGCCGACTATTCGAGGAGAAGTTGTTAACGCACTTTTAAAAAAGAGTGATATCGAAACTGCCGTTAGAACTAATCCTGAAAAGGCTCGTAGAGAATATTATTGCGAATTTACTTCTGATGCTGGCCTAAACGCAATTATTAGACGTGGTGTTATTGCTAGAAATAGCGAAACTCGCGCTCCACTACTTTACAATGATACTGGTAAAAAGAAATTTATTATAGCATACGACCCAGCTAGAAGTAGAGATAACTCTGTTATTCTTGTAATGGAAATTTATCAAACAGAAGATGGAGAATATAAAGGCCGTATTGTTAATTGTGTAAACTTACTTGATGTTGGTAAAAAAATAAAAAGTCCAATGAGAACCCCAGATCAAATTGAATATTTAAAACAATTGATACTTGATTATAATGGTGATGCACCAGATTATGAAAATATTGAATGTGTTTTAATTGATGCTGGTTCTGGTGGTGGTGGTGTCAATATTGCCGACTTTATGATGGAAGATTGGTATGATAAAAAAGGGAAATTGCACCGTGGACTTATTGATAAAGAATATAGCGAAGAATACGCTGGTCGTTATCCAAATGCAATAAATAAATTAAGACTAGTTTCTCCTACTCAATATAAGTCAATTATCTATGAAGCATTAATAGAAATGTTAGACATAGATGTTATTAGCTTCACATCAGATTATGATAACAAAGGTTACTTAACTGTATTTGAAGCAGATGAAAAGAAATTAGAAAAAGAAAAAAGACGTATTAGTGAAGAATTAAAGACAAAAGGTTTTGACGGTGAGGAATTTACAAAGAAACTTGAGGAAGAACTTGCTCAAACTTCTTGCGTAAAAACCAAAGTCGTTAAATTAGATCCATTTCAAGAAATTGCATTGGCTAATATTGATGCAATGAAAGAGGAAATGGTTAATATGGTTCGTAAGAAGAGAGAGTCTGGCAAAGACTCTTTTGAAATTACACCAGAGAAAGCTAATAAGTTACATGATGACCGCTCGTATACAATGGCTCTTTGTGCATGGTGGTTATCAGAAAAGCGTTTGGAAAATGTACGTGCTCGTAAGAAACCAAATGCAGTAGATTTAATAGATATGCTCCCAGTAAATAGGGGCAAGCCACTTAATAAATTATTCGGTTAAGAAAGGCGGTGAGTTTTGTGGCAGAAAAACAATTAACTGAAAAAGAAAGAATAGAATTTTTACGTAGAGATGAACGCAATAAAGCCGCATATGCCGCCGTAAAAGATGCGTTAGCATTAATTGACTTAACTCAAAATAAAAGTATTACATATACTACTTATTCAAGAGAAAGCTTGCGTTCATATTTACAAAACCCTGCATCAGAAAGTAACCAAAAGAATTTGAGAAAATTAAGTAATTATTTATATACTGTTTCTCATGT